CGTCCTGCATTGCATCGGCAGGCACGGTGTCGAGATATTTAGCGGCTGTACTCCTCGCAACCTCTTCAGCGCCAGACACATCCCCAGGATTGGCTTGAAGATGGCGGATGTAAGCTGACTGAGCATCCCTTAGAGCGGCCTGGTGCAACTGCATCTGCATCCCAATGCCGCCGACAAACTCATCTACAGAGGCAATGCCTTTAAACGGAATACTGTAAAGAACGCCAAGAGCATCTATGCTTGCGCCAACGCCTCGTTTAAATAGTCCGTCACCGCGAGCCTTAGACACTTCCCTGCCAAACAAATACTCAGAAGTGTATGGGTTACGCCGCACCTCGCCTTTAGCGCCTGTTGCTTGTTTCAACGCAGGACCAAGAAGGCGGAAGCCATCAACGATACCGGCGGTTATGGCCGTGGCTCGAATAGAAATATCCGATAGCTGGGATCGCTCATCAACGAACTCGCGGCCAAGAACTTTAGCCAAGCCCGTCCGCGCCATGCCAACGGGGATTGAGGCTCCGCGAACGATGAAATCGTCTAGCAACATGGCGCTAGTCATACCAAAGTTGTATCCGTGCGTAAGAGGATTAGACAGCATAGATGATTGCGCCGCATAGATAACGGCGTCATAAATGCGCCCGACAACAGAGCGGGTAAGCAACTTGTTCTGTGCCTTCCTATTTCCTGCGGCTGCCTTCCATTTCTCGGCAAATGCAGTCAAACCATCTCGCGTCCCAAGCACCCCGAGCGTGTCCTGTATCTCTCCGTGAAGCACATCCGGCATTGCTATGTTTGTGCGTTTAAACACGTTGAGGGCGCGAGCAATATCTGTCTGTTGACCCTGCAATCTAGTGACGATTGCGTTGTGTTGGGCAACCGCCTCCTGAAGCTCGACCATCCCGGCATCGTCAAGGCCGCCGTTAGTAATGCGCGTAACCAAATCGTCTACTCGCATGGCGCTTTGATCGTGGAGGTCAACCAGACCCGCAAGTTGGGTGGCCAGTTGGCTGTCGCCAATCGTTACGCTCATGTCGCCAGAGTAAATCTTTTTAAGGCTTTCTTCTGAGGCTCCGATTGACCGGGCCTTTTCGTATAAAGACTGAATCGTGACTTTTTCTGGGGACTCGACGTTTGCTGCAAAAGCCTGAACCGTTGCGGAAAGTTCGTCGTCGTCAAAGAATCGAGTGTTGATCCTGCCCTCAACAAGCCCAGCCTGTTTTTGCAACGGCGTCAGCGACGGCACTTGCCTCGGCGCACCTATCTCTTCTTCCCGTTGCTGGACAATCTTCTGAACTTCAGCCTCAGATGCGGGTTCTGTCGGCGTTATGACAACTTGTTCATCCGGCGCTGGGGGCGTGGGATCGGGCACATCGGGGGCAACCGGCTCTTGCGCCTGCTCTCTCGGCTTAACTTTAACTTCACGAGTTTTAATTCCCTCCTTTAGAGCCTTGCGAACAATTCCTGTTACGCTGCTTGGTGCCTTGGCCATTACTCAACCCCACCCTCAAGCCCAATGGTTTGCTGCGGCATAAGCTCGGCGGTTTCGAGAACATCACTCACCGCCTTAACAGCCTTTGGTGCCAATTCAGACGCGCCCACTAAGAGTGGTCCCGCTACCGCGCCGATTGCCGTTTCAGCCGCAATCTCAGCGGCGCGTTGCTCTGGCGGCAAAGCAAATCCGGCCTGCTCCTCTACTGCCGCGACAGCGCCCGCCGGTACACCTGTATAAGTCGCCCCAGCAACACTAGCCGCCTTCTTGGTAGCCATGCTTTTTGCCAGTTCGCGCAACCCAGACTGTACCGCCTTTTGTCCTACAGCCCTTGCCGCAAGCCCAGCGCCAAATGTTGCAGCCGCGCCCCATGTCGAGGGGTCGGTAAACATCCCGCGAGCCATACGCCATGATCCAGAAAACGTGAAGTCAGGCAGCCTTTCGTACTGATCCATCAAGTAAACAAAAGCCTTGGCATTGTCTTTTGAGCCGTTGGAGATTAGCCGGGCCGCCTGCGATACCGCCCCCGGCCTGATCTCGGCCCCAGCAACTTCGCCAGCAAACGGCTGGGCAAAGTTATAATTAAAGTCAGCAATGATGTTGATCCCATAACGATGCGCGTCGTCGTCGGTGCCATCAAACGGCTGGCCCTGCATGACCGCGTAAATCTGTTTGGCATAGTTGATGAACTTTGGGTCAAACCGCAACGCCCGCTCGCTAATCTTTTTTTCTTGCGGCTTGTCAGGCGAAAATCTTTCTGGCGAGAGATTGCCGTAAATCTGGCTTTCAGCCTTTAACTCATACATTTGAGAAAAAGCGTCACTCATTAGTCCAAACTCCTAACGCCATGTGCAGCAAGCCGTTTGTAAGACTCAACAACACTGGAAAACGCCCTATTAGCTTGACTCTTGTCGCTCAGTTTTTTGTAGAACTCACTGCTTTTAATTTGATTGATTTTTGTTAGCAGCAACTCAACGCTGTCAAAAGAAAGAACCACGTCGGCGGTAAAGTCGATTCCCTGGTCGTTCCAGCCATCAACATCTTGCGATAGAAGTGCAAATGCGCGGCGCATGTCGTCCTGGGCTCCTTGTATTTCCGCGTCTACGATCACGGTTCCTCTAAGTTCAAATGGCGACACGCCCTGCCTGAGCGCTTCTTCTGTTAGTTGAATTGCCTCATTAGCAATAGCGAGCGACTGTTTATCTTGAGGAATTTGGCGGCTTGACCGGATGATTGGGGTAACTACAGCCACGGCCTGATTGTAAGTATCAGACGTAACAGTCCTGAGTTTATCGTACAGGTCATTCTGATCTTGAACATTGATGCTCATAGCCGTGAAGGCTGCGTCTAACTCGGATCGCTTTGTTATTTCACCCCTTAGAATGCGTTGCTCGACTTCGTAAAAGTGGTCCTTATTGCTTGGGGTTAAGCGGCCATCGCGAGCGCCTTCATATACGGATGGATTATATAGACCCAGGGAGTTGAAATAATCCAACTCCCGAAGGAGGGCATCGCGTCCCGGATCACTCGGGTCCATAACGCTTAATATTGAAGCCACACTAGTTGCCCTGTTTTTAAATACCTCATCCTGTTCTGCTTCTTGCCGCTGTTCGTCAGTGTGACGGTTGTCTCTAATAGTCCTGACGCGCCGTATTACATCTTCCTGTTCAGCGGTTGACAGTTTCTTCCAAATCCATGAAAGCTCCCCGAAGCCGCCGCTTTGCTCATCGGTGCTAGAAAGATTTTTTAAGGCGTATCCAACTAGAGCGCCCGTAGCCGCCGTTGAATCTGCCGCCTCAAAGTCTGACTGAGCCTTGCCTGCAATGTCCTTATCGCCAGTAGTCAAGGCAATGTCCAGATGGCTTCTGTTTATCGCCGCCGCAATAACATTATAATCGTTCTCCCCTGCGGTGCTATAAGCAGCCCCCAATACATTTGGTAGGTTCGACCTGCTAGTGTCGTAGTCTTTTACTAACTCGCGTTGCTGCGCCTTAAACACCTCCTGAGTGGCAAGTTTAAATGTAGACGCCGCAACTGTTGAAATGGTTGCGCGATACTGCGATGCAAGGCGCGGGTCAATCTCTGCCAAAACAGAAGAGTGACCATCCATGACGCCGTTAATCGTTGTCTTGAGGGAGTCAAGATCAACAGGCTGCCCGGCTGCAACAGCGCCGTTAATTACGGCCATCTGGCTTCTTGCCTCGCCCTCTAGCTGGGCTTGCAACTTTTGACCAATCGTTGCGCGAGAAGCAGCGCCAAAGATAGTCGTCGGATCGCCTACAATCTCGTCAATATCTCTGTCTTGCGCGATTGCATCTTGGATTTGCTCAACCGTAATTGGTTTATCAAAGCCATACTGAGCGCCAGCGATCTGCGCCCTTTCCGCAGCTTCCTTAAAGGCAAAGCCGCTCATGCGGTCGAGCGCATTGCTAAGGGAGCCATAGGCTTGTGCCCTAGCCGCCCCAGCAGACGCATAGTCCGCATTTGGACCAGGAATAAGTGTAGGACGCCTAGCCATTAGCGGTTTCCTTCGGGGGGCCACCTATTTTTCTGTATGTTAGGGCAGCCTGTCCAAGCGTTGCGGCAGCGCCAAATATGCCAGACCTTTTGGCTTGAGCGGCGCTGTCAAGCAACAGGCCAGACCGTAATGAGCCGCCCTCTCTGGCGATGATTTGGTTGTCTTGCAAAATCCTGTAATCAATAGCCGCTTCTCTCTCTGCTATTTCAGATAGCTGCTTGTACGACCCACTAAACGGGTCCAGCCCGCCAGCCCCCGCGCGAGCGACTAGAGCGCCTTGTTGAGCGTTGAGAGCTTTAAGCCTATCTACTGCTGCCTGCCTGTATTGCAATGCCTCACCGCGAGCCTTTACTTCTTCAAGTGCTGACTGTCGCGCCAAGCCCACCGCTTGCGCCCTACCAGCCCGAATCTGGCTGTAGGCGCTGGCGGCTGAAAGAGCGATTCCAATCGCCGGTAGTGCTGCCATTACTGCCCCGCGCTAACTTTGTAGTCGATGCCAAGCAAGTTCATCTTGAGTGGCACCGTCTGGCCAATAGTGATTTGCCCATTATAGTTGTAACCGAGAATGCCGTTCAGCGTTTTGATCCCGGTGTACTCGGCAACGTCATCGTCAAGAATGCCAGTCCCGAACCGGCGGAAGGAAACTTCCTTATTGTTAATGGTCATCGCCTGAGTTTCGTAGACCTCGGCATTAACCTCAAAGATGCGCTTCTTGAAGCCCCGCAGCGAACCACTTGATAGATTCGGCTCAACCGGCAACGTCACAATGGACGGCGTAAAGTTCAATCCAACCTGATAACTGGTCGTTGCGGTCTGTGCGAATGTTATGGTGTAGGGCGAAGCAGGAACCGTTTGATCCGGCTCAACGACGCCATCGCGGATGATTTTGACTGACTCAGCTTCAAGGTGAGCCATTGCCACAGACGATGCAGCGCCACCAGTTTTGGCGCAATCCAAGAGCGTGTCGCTGTCAAATACCTCAACATAATAGACATCCGCGCTGTTTACGTTTCGCTTAACAACAACATAGATGTCAGTCACATCCACGCCAACATTCAAAAACGTCCCGTCCGTAGTCCATTCACTCGGCGCAATGACGTTCTGCGAGCGAAGAAGCGTGTAGCAAGCGATGCTGCCGTCGTCGTCATTGACGATTAGGAGCCTGTCGCCCTCATCAGTTCGCGTGCTTACCCGCACGGCCATCTCACCAGGAGACTTCAGGAGATGAGAGGAAAGCAAAGAAATCTTTGCAGACGTATATGCGTTAGAAACGTCTGCATACTCAAAGTCCTGCAACGACCGGCCCTGCCGCTGAATGAACAGGGATGCGCCGTCAATGTTTTGGATGCGAATGCCGGGCTTTGCGCCGTAAGAACTTTGCTGCTTGATAATAAGGGTTTCTGGGGTGATCGGCTCGTCTAGCGCCTGCGGCACATAGAACTCACCTCCCGTAGTAAAAATCTGAAGGTGACGCCCTGAGTAGATGTCTACGATTGCATTGAAGGTGCCGGTATCTAGCGTTGCCTCGACACCATCATCAGCAAGAGCCTCGCCCTTGGAGAAGTTAAAAAAGTCGCCTACGCGCGATCCCCAAATGGTAGATGGACGAGACTTGCTGCCGCCGAAGTAAAGTCGCCCCTCGTGAAATACCACGCTGCGCGGCCAGCCCCTTGTCGATGACCACACATCCTCGTAGCCATGCTCAATAAAAAAGTTGCCAGAAGAAATGGTTGCAGTGTCAAAAAACGGAGTCTCTGTGTATGCTTTTACGGATGTGTCACTAACGTATTCAACAATGCGAGCGCGACCAAAGCCGTTGCTTTGCACGACATACTCACCAACGGCAGCCGCCTTGAATGCCTTTACTTCGTAGTTAGAGGTGTTGTCAGGCGCGGTGTCCCACGCGGGCTCCACTGTGAGAACCTTTGTTGAGGCAACGTAATCCTCAACGTGTCGCGTCTGCCCCGACCCTGTGCCGCTCGTAATCTCGATAAACATTCCATTTGGCTCGTCGTCAGACGTAAAGCTACTCGCCGCCTTCAGGGTTATCGTATTGCTTGAGCCAGCCTGAGCCGTGCCTGTATCGGTAGTGACCCCAGATGCAGTAAGAGTAATATTTCCTGACGTGGCGCTTGGGGTGATGTCGTAAGTGGTAAAATGGGTATCAACAGAGAACGCATACTGAGGAAGAAATTCAAAGCTAATCGTTGTGGCTGTCCAGGTGGAGTCAGACACGCCCCTGACGATCTTTACTGGCTCTAGGTCTTCGTGAGCAATAACGAGCGTATCCGCGCTCTGCACCCAATTCAGTTCAGGCAAGATGCCAGAAGTAACGGCGGCAATAGTTAGGTAGTCATTGCCTGAGCCATTGATGTTCGTTACTTGCGCCGAGTTCTTAAATACATACATCTTGCCCGGCGTAAAAACGAGCATGTAACTATCGTCAACGCTGAACTCAAAAGGAACCATGCGAACAGCGGTCCCAGCCCCACTGTCAAGAGTAGCAATGTATTTAGTGCCATCCCTGCGCCGTGCGCCACCCTGCGGCTGAATGCTGACATTCGTCGCAGACGAGAGTCCCGAGCGGTATTGCGCGATATCAGTCCTTGCACGCAGTTTTGGGTCAAGCTCGCCAGACGTAAAATCATTCTGTATTTGAATGATTCGGCTCATCCGCGAACATCCGTGAGCGGGAAGTCCATGATGTTCTGCGGCGGGCGATCAACGCCATCAATGTTCATCGAAACCCTAGCAAGGCCGCCCCGCATGTTTTCGGACGGCAGGCCATAAGCGAGTCTGTGGTAGTAGTCCGCCTTAGTGATCTGATCCGTAATCGGCTCCGCAAAAGACGCGGCGAGAGCGTGCTTTAGGTAATTAACAAAATATGCCGGGAACAAGGATGGGTCCACGGTGTACTGATAGTCGATCCAAACGCTTTCGTAGTTGGCGTACAGCGCGGTCCCGTAAATATCGAAGTCGTTTACAGGCGTCCCACCGGCTGAACTGGTGATGAACACAGCCTTTGGATTTCCAAGGATATCGCCCGGAAGTTGGTACTTGTATCGCCATTCTGTGACAGGCGTGTCTACAAGCCGCGCAAGCTGAACCTTCTTGATCGACCAGCTATACGGGTACTGCATCAACAAAGTGTCCTGAATGTCGTCGTAGAGGCGGTCGGCTACCTGGGCCTCGTCCGTGCCTTCTGAAAAACTTGATAATGCAGAAGCGCCCAGCATGATGAGCGCGTCAGAACAAATGCTAAGTTTGGTGTCGCCAGCGGCCATCGCGCCTAACCCCGATCATGCCTACGGCAGCGCCGTAACGCGCCAAAGAAGAACTGGGGCTGGCGAAAGCCAGCCCCAATCCAATTAGTCACCATCCGTGGCGGCCAGCGTAGTACCGTCCGCAACGTCAACAACTCCACCGCTGTTCGAGAGAACTTGCGTGAGAGTGCTAACGCGGGTGCCACCAGTCGAGGTTACGCAATAGATCAGATCGCCCACGGCAAGCGTGTCCGAAATGTCATTGAAGTAGCCAGCGGTGTTGACATCCGCAATGGTGTCCGCCGTCTGATATGTGTAGATCGACGGAGCGTTGCCCTTTTTAGAAGAAGAGACAACGCCAAGTCCCGAAGCTGAGAAAGCCATGCTCTTACTCCTTATTCGGTGCTGCTGATTTTGACGATGCCTTCATCGTCAATGGCGATGGCCCCAGCGGAGAACATCGAAGAAACGAGGAACGACGTCTTTTCGGGGACGTAGTTGATCTCGCTCTTCTGGTTCATGCTGATACCAAGGCCAACAGCATCACGGTGGAACGCAAAGCTGGTGCGGGTGGACGGAAGCGGCAGGCCGCCTTCGTCACGATCACCAAGCATGATGAACTTAAAATTCAGGAACTCATCGAGCTCACCGCGAGATAAGCTCTTGACAGTAGAGAAATCGCTCGAAGTAAGTTCCGTTTCGTCCAGCAACGCCGAAAGACCATTAGCATGAATAACCATGCAGCGGCCTTCCTGCGGCACGTTTTTGGCGTCAAGAGCCTTCTTGGCCGCCAACAGCTTCGCGAGGTTGAGGTTCGTGGCCGTACCACCGACGTTGGTGTCAACAGTCGAGGGCGATGAAGCCGCATTCAGGGCGTCGATAACAAGCTGGTCCATACGGCGACCAATAGCATTGCCAACAACCTGAACAAGCTCACGACGCTCGTCGAAGTTTACCTTGGCTTGGTGGAAAATATCGCTGTACTCGGCGGCGATATAATCCGACATGCTCGCCGTAACCTGAGAGTAGGTCACGTTGAGCGGGGTCACGTCCGTTTGGGGGACGCGAACCGTAGCGGTGCCCTTCCCGATTTTCGGGAACTTCACCTGATTGCCTTCGACATTTGTCCGTTCGCGGGTCACACCGGCAAGGGCGCGAGAAGCCTGATAAGCCTGCTTGACCTCGGCATCGAACAACTGAACGTAGGCGGAAGAAATGCCAACAGCCATTTCAATCTCCATTTCAGTTAGTTGAAAATTAAATGCCAATCCGCCTAGCAGTTATCCTCACGGGCTGCGGCTTGGGTGGTTTCGCGCCTCACCCCAGGGCGGTTCTGCGGGCCTTTCGGTTGTCCGCAAATAACATATAATAAAAAAGGGAGCGCAAGTAAACACCAGGCTCCCTTTAAGTAAATATGAAGAAAAGGTTCAGACCGGGCTGTAGTCCTCTTTCCCGTATACTTGCTCGAACATACTTTCAACTTTCCTTCTATAAGAAGGATCGCTCTGATACTCGGGCTTCCCGACCATCGCAAAAAGCTCTTCTTTAGACGGGGCGTCGTTTGTGGGAGACACATCGACCGGAACCGACCTGTCACCGTAGTAGGAACGGATTTTCTGCAAAGCCCTTAGCCCCTGGGCGGTGCCACCCATGATTTTAAACTCCTCAAAATCGGCCTCACTCCACACGCCCTTGCTAACCAAGCTCTGCCCCCATTGAGACATCGACTTAATTACAGCGTCGGCATTTGGTCCGAGAGCCTTGTATTCTTCATCGTAGGAAAGCCTAGCCTGTTCCTGCTCTCCCCCAGCAATCTCGATGAACTTAGCCGCAAGCTGATCGAAAGCATCTTGGCTAATGTTGTTTTCCTTGGCCCAGTCTTTGTAGCTGTTATACAGCGGGTCATCGGCGGGTATCTCAGCTTGTTGAAAAACCGCCTCGTCATAAGCATCCGGGGCTTTGTGCTTGCCCTGAGATAGCTTTTTTTCAAGATCGCGATATGACTTGGTTAGGCTCTCAACGTCAGGGCCATCTTCGGACCAGAACTTTTCTGGGAACCACTCTGGACGCTCGGCAGGCTTCGCCTCTTCCGTCGTTTCTGCGTCGGCCTTGGCTTCGTCTAAACGAGGGTCGCTGCCCTCTAGGTGCGTAATCGACTCTTCTTGCTGCTGGTTATCGTCGTCACCCTGCGGGGCGGCTTCGGCCAACAAACCTTCAGTCTCGCTCATTACTCGCTTGCCTTTTCTATTCGCCGCTCAATTTCGCGGACTATGGAGTTTTGCCCCTCTCGCGCATAGCCGTGCGAAGCATCTTCGCCGGGATACCAAGTGGGCTGCTCAATCGTCAGCGATCTAAGGTGGGCCAAAACCTTTTGGCCGTCGTCGCTGCCGAATACACGCAAGTACAGACGATTTGTGTCGTCCTGATCCTGCTTAGTAGTTTTGGTAAGTTCCGGCTGGAATTGCCGTAGTCCGTCCCATCCTTCGACGGTTTGCATCAATCACCTATTGCTGTGCTGGCTCCATGCCCTGCTGGGCCGCCATCTGCGCCATCTGGGCAGCTTGCTCCATCATCTGCATCCGCTCTTCCGGCGTAGTCCTGAGATTTGCTGGGATGCCTAGCTTGTCGGCAATGTAGTCAGCAATCCCACCAGTGCGAACCGCCATCTGGCCTTCTGGCCCAAGCGACGATGCAATCTGCACCCATTGCGTAATTTTCTCGATGTCGCCCATGTTCTGCGCTTGAGCAATCGGGCTAACAGGTATGACCTTTACTTCCAGACCGTTTACACGCAACGGCATTTCAATCAAGCCTTGGTCGTCCATGACGTACATGACACGCGCAATTAGCGGCACCATGGTTTCAGTAATCAGACGGCCAAAGGCACTTCCAAGGTTCTGCGACAGTTCACGCATACGCTCCGCAATTTCTGTGGCAGAGCGCGCGCTCATATTGTCGGGCGGCAGCGTGTCGTCTAACAAAATCTTCTTAACATTCATTCGCAAGTCGTTAATCACGATTTGCGAAACATTAAAGTCGCCAGAGCGTGGCAGCATTTTCAGGCTGTCGCCCTGCGGGCCGCCGTTTCTTGCCACGGGGATAATTGCACCGGGCACAATCCGAATGGTCTGCGGGTTTAGGACGCCATCATCGGCAGCCGTGTAAACACCGGCAATGCTGAGTGATGCATTCTTGAGAAGAAGCTCAAGTGTTTTGTTGAGCGTCTTAATGTCAGGGATGGCCGTGACGAGGGGACCGCGACCGTAAACCTCCCCCGCCACCTTCATGTAGCGCGCGACGATCCACGGAGAAGATCGCATTGTCCGATGCACAATCTTCTCTTTCCCGTCAGGCCAAATTACACAGTAATGATACTCACCTCGACTCGCGTCTAGGATTGTTGATTCGATAAGTTCAATTTCTTCAGTCGGTTTTTCCTCGATTGCGCGAGCAAGGCGAGGCGAGATTTCCGCATCAAGCCAATGCTGCGTAATGGCCTCTGCCTTCAAGCGCATCCGGCGATACACATTGTCCACCTTGCCGTGCGCGCCTTCCTCAATAGCGACAAGATACTGCGGCACAGACGTAAACCTGATTGGCGTTGCCTCATCACCAGGCTGCACAAGCATGACCGCCGTGCCAACAGCAAGGTCCATAAGGAACTCGCCCATCGCCAAGTCAAAGTTGCTTTGGCGAAGCACGCTGAACATCTTGTCTGAGTAAGTGTCTAGGACGGCCTGAACCTCAATATGCCGGTCCATCGGGATGTCTGGACCCGGCTCCAACCGGCACCAGCGACCATAAGGCGGGAATAGGCCAGACTGAATGCGGTTCGCAAACCTTTGAGTGGCGTTGATCGCTGTGCTGTCGAAGACGCGGGCCATCTTGTTCTGGCCCGGAGCGCCGCCACCTTCGTAATAGCCGTCATACAGGTTGCGTTGTGGCAGCGCATACTCGTAGCAATCCTCGTAAATCTGACGCCAGTTATCCTTGCGGCGCTGGGCTGCGGCGTGTCTCTTCAGGATTTCTTCGACGCTATACATGGCTATGACTTCTTGTGTGTCGCCGCAAAATTACGAGCTGCCTGTTTGCTCCCAAAACCCCACGCCCTCAAAGCTAGGCCAAGTCGCGTGGGTTCGCCCTTCTCGTTCTTCTCTGGCCCATCCATGCCGCCAAACCTTGCGGCGAAGGAAACTCTGCGCGGATTGGTTCCGGTCTTAACCGGAGACTTTAGATTGCCACCCTCTTTGCGCTCAAAGTAACGCCGACCTTTTTCGTTCAGCCCACCTTCAGGGTTTTGATAAATCTTCTTAACCACGAGCGGCACGCATGTTGTCGATCAGATTAGGGTATGGACGACCAGCCTTACGCGCCGCACGCATTGCGGATCGCTTTTGTGCGGACGACAAAGACTGGGGCTTGCCCGCAGACTTGGGCCGTGGCTTGTCCCAGACTTGCTTCTTGTCCTTCATCGCTAACCCATCAACGGACGGACCTTAGTCCGCGCCCTAATCCTTGCAGCACGTTCGCGCTCCGCACGGCTGCCGTATTTAAGCTCTCTGGCACGCGCCGATACGGCAGCGCCCGGTGGCTCAGGCGGCGGCGGCGGCGGAAGCGATGGCGACACCATATCCATCACGGGGTCGAGGAATGGCGGCGAGATAGGTGGCGGCGAAACAATCGAGCCTGAGATTGGCGGCTCTACAGGCGGCTGTGCGGGTGGCGTACGTCCGGTAAGTACAGCGGCGGCTCTTTCCTGCGGGCTAATA